CCATTTGGAAACTCTTGTGCGGCATAAAAGTCATGACTCGCTTTATATATTTGATAATTACCACTACCATTTAATATTGTATCAACCATACCTCAACCTTTTGCAGTACCTGATGATATACTATATGTTATTTGGTCCCCAGAACTACTTGATGTAGCATATCGTATATAACCTTCAATTAATGCATTCCATGATGTAAGTGAATATGCCTGAATATCACCATCAGTTCTTCTAAATGCCGGTACTCTAATTGTTGAACTCGTACTTGCCCCATCTACTCTCATAAGATAATAATTATTAACAGTTGAGGGAAAATCTTGAACCGTTCCGGAACCACCTATATTACTAGCTATAAATGATGATACATCTGCAATTGTATCAATAAACACTGGTGTTGAACTTACAAGTGTATGACCAGATAAACTTGTTGCTGTATGAATACGAAATGTACCACCTTGTGAAGTTGAATTAGCTTCTAATACCAAAGTAGTAATTGCAGGACGAATAAATGTATCTAAAAAATCTGTTGGTGTAAATGATTGTACTTGACCATCACTTCTTCTATATAAAGGTAATGGGTCGGTAGGTTGTGCCACAGTTGTTACTATTTGATTTAATCTTGCAAAACCAGTTGTAACAGTTGCTGGTTCAGCAGTACTGACTTCAGCAATATAACCAGATGGTGACACACTCGAGGCCCCTGATGAAAGTCTTGTATCATTAATTGTACCAAGTGAACCACCTGATGAAACTTCTTCTAATACTACTGATGGATTAGCTGCATGTAGAGCAATAACTTGTGCAACAATATTTGATATATCAGTTGCCGACATAATTTGTAAATCATCACTACCGCGGTAAAAAAGTGGCTGAGGTTGAGTTGCCATTATAAAATTCTCCTATACGCCAGGGCTGTGTATAGTCTTTACTGCAGAACCTGATGAATCATATACAATTAAACTTATACCACTTTTAAAATGTCTGGAACTTACAACATCATCTGCAAGTTTTGCACTATCATTTACACCACCGGTTTTTATAGTTACTGCACCTGATGAAACATCAAAATGTAAACTACTAAATGATGCCGCCCCTTTTGCTGAGGTTGTTGCATCAGTAATTGATATGGCACCAGAGGAAACAGCTATTGGTGCTGTACCAGTGGCGGAATCAGGGCCTGTAAATGTTAGTATTCCTGTTGTATTACTATATCTTAGAGAACCGTCACCACCAGGTTGTAATACACTGATTGCATCTAAGACATTTGAATCCAAATGGTCTCCTACACTATCTACTCTTGTTTTTAAACGATTTATTGCACCAACAATATCTGAATCAACAGAAGTTGTTAATGCCGCTAAATCCCCAACATCAAGTGATAAGTCATTTAGCTTATTAATTGTTTGAAGTAGTGTATTTGAAGATGCGAATGTAACTTTTGCCATTATAGTTTCTCTACTAATTTGTTTAACATAGATTTAATCTCACTAACATCATTTTTTAGTTGTTCAATCTCGTTGTCTTTTTCTTTTTGTTTTTCTTTTCTAATTCTGTTTGCATTAAGTTCACTCTTATTTATATTTAATATCACCCCAGAATTTCTATCACGAACAAGATTAGGATGTCCTTCAACTTTAATATAATTACTCATTAGTCAGCCAATGCAATCACTCTTAAATTTTTAAATGTCGGAACCTTAGCAGCATTAGTTGATAACATAACAATTTTTAATTGGAATTTAGTAAATGGTGCAAGTTTACCACCAAGTCCACCTATTAAATATTCATAATCAGTATAAACATCTTCTCTATCATTTGGTGCATTGTTAGTATCTTCAGTTTGCAAAATAAAAGGTATACCTTCTAATAAATCATCTGATGTACCAGTCTTAAAGTATAATTCAAAACTTGAAGCAGCTGGTCTATTTGCCGCTACAATAACCTTAATACCAGTTGCAGGTTCGGCAAGTATTACCTCTTTTGTTATATGTTTTGCAAGTGATGTACCACCAAATGCAGCTGTTTCAGGTGAATATACAATTGGTACATTAAATCCTGATGTAGCCGCTGAATCCTGTTTATCAATTACATTACTTATTGTTGTTAATGATGTTCTATCTAAATCAACTGCAGGCGATGCTGTTGAACTAGAAGAAGTTAATACTAATTTAATATCAAAAGACCTATCACCTTGAGCGGCATCTGTTAGGTTTGCAACTTCAGTAGGTCTATTTGCAATTCTTTTTACGTCATGTAATTTATTTGTTTGATTTAAATAAACTTCAGAATATGTAGTAGGTTTTGCCATAGATGTTTCTGAACCAGCAAATGATTTACCTGTAGTAAACCTTGCACTAGAATTTACAATAGAAGTTCCTGGTAAGAATACATCTATTGAAGGCCATGCAGACGTAAATGGAATATTAGTTGTTGCAAGAATTTTATCACCACCACCTATATCATCACTGTCAGCGGCAGAGTCTGCCTTAAATGTAAATGAATTACCATCAACTCCAGTAATTGTATGGGTACCTGTTAATTTTGATGAACCACCAAAGAGACCACCAATTGTTAGACCTGCAATAGTAGCAGAATCACTTGTAGAAACGCCTTTAAGTTGTATTATATCACCAACATCTAACCCATGATTAGGTGAATGTACTATAACATCTGAATCACCTGTTACAGTTCTAATTGGGTCTTCTTGTAATAATCTAAATGGTACATCTGCATTTCTTAAAAATACTGTTCCTTCTGCATCATTAAAGTCTGCTCTTACAATTTCAAAACATATATCTTTAGTTTGGTCTGCAGACCACGTTTTAGCATTTTGTGATGCAAATAAAGAACCTAAAGTCGGTTGCTTTACTACTCTTTTTGATGTAGAACCAATTAAAAAATCTTCAATTTGAGAAACATAAACATTATAAAGAGTTGTATTTGCAATAAGAACAAATGCATAATCTTTATCACCTTCAAGATATATAGGGTCTGTAAATGTAAAAAATGTTTTTGAGGTTGCATCTGCACTTGTTGTAATATCAGAAGGAGTTAATACAGCTTCAGCACCTTGAATAATTCCATAAGATGAAGGATATCCATTTACTAAAGGCCTTATTTGACATCTAACAGTGTGTTGAATATCACTCCCACCAGGTTTAGTAGCAAAAAATACTCCTATTTTTGTAACCCAAATACCTTCTTCCTCTGCGACATAAAAGGATTGTGCAATTGGGTCTATATCTGCTGGCATATTATATTTCTCCCTTACTTAAAAACCATATTTATTGTTATTGGCATCTTGTACTATTCGATTTGCTCTATGTCTAGATACTTTTACTACATTGTTAATAGAAATACCTTTGTTAGTTTTCGAAGCCTTCACTTTTTCATATTTACCATTCTTGTAAACTACTACAAACTTATCATTTCTACTTGAGCTTTTCCTTTTATTATTCTGTGGTGGTCTTTCATATTGATAAACAGTTTTATATGATATAACATCTTGTTCTAATCTTTTTAAGATACCTTCTGCACTATATTTAGCAGTTGCTCTTGATAAGGCACCTTCAGTACCAAATACGTAAAATTGACCACCTCCAGGGGTTATATCCAATAATTTAAATTCTTTTACACCAGTTTGAAATCTAATCGTATTCGTATTTGGAATAAAGAATGAACCAATTAAACTTCCATTGGCATCTGTAATTAAACTAGTAGGACCGGAATCAAAAGGATATTGAGTGGCTGTGTTATATTGATTACCAAAATCAGTTGATGTTGAACCGTGTTCTGTAAATGAAGACTGTTGTTTTACCCAACTACTTACATCTCTATCATCAAAATATGCATATACCCTTGAATTAGGTCTAAATCCATGAACTTGGAAAAATACTAATTGAGACCTAATAAATGGTATAAATGTTTCACTCAAGGTTCTTTCATTAACAACCCTTTTAGTAACTGTTGTTGCTCTTATACTTGATACTCTTTTAGTCGTTGATTGTGTACCAACTTGTTTTTGTTCCACTTCTGTATCATACCAATTATCTGAATTAGGTGATAATACAATTATACTTGACGCGACAGCTACTTCAAATGGATTAATATTCATTGTTCCTGTTGCCTGGTCATTATTTACATAAGTTAATTCTTCATGATTAAGAAGAACCGTATTACCTTTTTTGATAACACCAGTTGAGTTATCTGAATCATAAATCAATCTGATATTGTCTAAAAAGAATGATGGCTGTAAGGTATTATTAACCAATTGTGTTACAGAACCACCCCAATTTGTTTCCCAATTATTATTAACTTCATATGATTTTGTTTTAGAACCACTTAATGATGCTCTATAATTAATATTGTTAATATCACTAAAATTATCAGTTTGGAAATTATCAACAAAAAATCCTGTTTTAGCTCTTACAACACCAGTACTATCAAGTACATTAATATTTGATAAGTCTGTTTCAAGTAATGTTAATGCAGTAGTTTCTTCTAAATTATCAACTCTTCTGTCAATATTTTCAATATCTTTCATAGTATAACGTCTATGTTCTTCTCTTGTAATTGTCATATCAGAATCATTTAAAGTAAATGGATTCATACCGACAGAATATAGTAACATGTTTTCTGCAGGTTTGTCTGGAAAAATTGGATTTAATGAACTTGTTCCAAATATGTAAGTAAATTCACCATCTTTATTTGTAACAATAATATCTTTTCTTGGAAGATAATAAGTAACATCTGCTTCAACCGTATCTGTTGGTTGTGGTAAGAAATGTACCCTTGCATCACCAGTAGCAAAAGTTCCTGATGTATTTTTAACAGGTCTGAAATCCAACACATCATTTAAATTAATAACAGTTGCATCATTTTTTCTGTAGCTATATACATCTTGGTAATCAACTTGACCAGTATATGATTTTGCAGAGAAAAATTCTCCGGTTGCACCATGTTCAAAGTGTCTAAATTTTGCATATACTGTTGATGGTGCAGTTTGACCACCTTTTAATACAAGACGACCGATATCATAGAAGTTATCCCTTTGACCATTATCCAATTCAAATCTACCTTTTGCATCATTACCTGCTGAACTTGCAATTCTTACACTATCCAATTTGTAAATATCTGGTTGGCCAAGTGAAAATACTGTATTACCATCTGAATCAGTTGAACTTGAAACACCAGTTACAGTAGTTGTCGTAAGGGTTTTTGTTCTACTTGCAACATTTGATGCCTTTTTAACATATGCATATATGTCATATGCTATACTATTATCTAATCCAGCAAATGCTATAGTTGTACTACCTGTACCGCCAGATGATATTGTGAATGATGTATCTGGACCACCAGCTTTTCTTACGACAAGTAAGTCTGCAGTATTATCAAATACTTCATTTGTTGTATCTGTAACAGTAATTGTTAATGCACCAGAACCGTTTGTTGTTCCAGTAAAGAATTGTTGTGTTGTAAGTGATATACTTGCAAAGTTATTTGGTCTAATATATGGTGTTGGAAATAATAAATCATTTTTATCTGTTTCATGTATAACCGATACACTATTTTCTTGCACGATATTAAAATGTTTACCACCGTCAGCACTATCACCTATACTTTTAATAGTTCTAAAGTTTACACCAGGGTTTAGGTCTACATCAAATAAATGAAATTTAAATCCTACTGAACCATTTTCTGTTACAGCTCTAATTCTTGCCTTACCTGCCTGTGCACCACCTAAATCAGCACCTGTATGTAAATTCATTCGTTGTAATGTATTAATATTTGGTAAACCTAATATATCACCTGAATCGCCACTCTGACCAGTTGTTACTTTAACAAAGTTACCGAAACTCGTTGCTATTTGCTCATTGGTTTCCGTTTGTGTATTCTGTGCCCTTGGTATAGTAAAGGTTTCATTAAATTGTTTGGATACTCTATATCCATCTATTACTGCTATGCCTTCACCTAATACAGCATCTAATTCAGTAGATGTTGATGCAGAGTCTAGTTCATATTTTAGCGAAAAGGGTTGAACCAAATAATCGCCAGAATTTTCTTTTATTCTTCTTGCAACCATATCATCAGGTATATTATAAGCATCGTTTTCATCTAATATATTATAAACTTCACCATTATCAACTTCTGCTATCGTTACAAAGTTATCTGCTGAATCCATATTGGTTCCAGCATCTAATGTTAAACGAATTCTATATCTGTCCGCACCAGGAGCACTTAAATTAGGTGTACCACCTGAATTATCAAATAATCCTGTGTCATCTGCAGTTGTAATAACATCTTCAGTTACTTTAAGAACAATGGCGTCATTACCAATAGGTGAATATTTCTCTAGTATTTTAGATTGTTGAGGACAAAATACAAAATGTCCTTTTATATAATATACACCATCCCCAATATTGGCCTGAAGTCCTTGGCCAACTGCTAAATCATCTCCAAGTGTATTTGTTGTTTGTACGACAACATTATCTAATCCTGAAATTGTTAGTGTTTCACCAGGAGTAAACCTTTGTTGACTGCCACCATTCAGGTCT